ATGGAAGATGATTCGCCACCCTCCGATGAGTGCTTCTAAATGGCAAAAACCTTTATTGAATCCCAGTATGAGCATGACTTCCTTTTGTTGTGGAAGTGGTATCAATCACACTGGGCTAGTTTTGCATCAGACATACTCAGGGTTAACCTTGAGCCAAAGCAAGCCCAACTTCTTACACTTGTGCAGAACAATGAGCGAACCGAGGCCACTTGTTGCCATGCCGCTGGAAAAACATTTACTTCCGTTGTATGTTTACTCACACTCAATGCATTGTATCCATTCTCAGTTGGAATTACTACTGCTCCATCATTTCGCCAAGTGGAAAAACTCTTCTGGTCTGAATTAGGTCGCCGCTTCCACTCCTCATACCTTCCGCTTTTAGGTTATCCTGCCCCCAACACAACCAAATGGAATATTGCTCCTGGCTGGTTTGCTACGGGCGAGTCTTCGGATACACCAGCCAAGATTGAAGGATTCCACTCTCCAACTGCAATCTTTTATATCATTGACGAGGCGAAAGCGGTTCCTGATGCTTTCTTTGAATCCATAGAAGGTGGCATGAACGCACCTATGTCCAGGCAGTTGCGTATTACCACGCCTGGGCCTGCGTATGGTGAAGCCTACGAATGCACACTCGGTAAGAAACGAGATATGTGGCAACACCTTCAAATTTCAGCTCGTGATGTTCCACGCTTGAAGAAGTGGGCAGATGAGAAGAAGGCTGAATGGGGGGAGGATTCGCCAATCTACAAAATGCGAGTCCTCGGCCAGTATGTTGATGAAGCTATGGCTAAAATCTTTACAGCTAAACATGTACGCCTGTTTAGTGAGAACGCGGCAAATGGTACAGTAAAACGCGAAGGTAAAAGAATTATTGGTGCCGATATTGCGCGTCTAGGTGGTGATTTGTCTGTTCTAACTTACCGTGTTGGGAACTACATTGAAGTGCAGGAAAAATTTCAAGGTAAACGAATAGATGAAATGGCAGTTATACTTGCCAATCGTATGGATAAGTTTAACGCCGACTTAGCTGTCATAGATGCCATTAATATGGGTGTCGGCGTGATGGATATCCTTATTGGTAAAGGCTTGGGGGGTAAAGTGGCGCCTTTTGTATCCATTAATACAGCCTCCGCGGATATATATGATAATGTAAAGACCGAGACAGCTTTTAAAATTCGTCTGGCAATTGAGAATGGTACGCTTGGCGGGGCTATGACTCAAGACCTAGCCAATGATATGATGAACTATGATTTTCATATTACAAAGAAGGAAAAGTATCAAATTGTTGACCCTGACGATTCGCCGGACTTTGGGGACTCACTTATCATGGCGTTTAGTCAAGATGCGTCAACACGCGCTTACTCGGCGCGTAACGACAGTAAACCAGTTGGGCTTACTGAAAGGCAAAACGAGGCTTGGGAATCGTTCTCAATTACTCGCGCCCGTGAAGAAAGCCTGAGGGAGGCGTTAGTCAATGGCAAACATCTTTTTAAGAACCAAGCAAGCATTCAGCGTACTGAGAGGTCGCTCCGCACCGGATAGACCGGACAGACCATACCTTGTTCGTGCGTCTGCCGCAACCGAAATAGACGAGGTTGGTTTTCGGAGGATTGGGGTAGACGGTAAAGACACGAATGGTGGCTGGGTCGGCACTGCCATTGACCTTGTGGACAGAGCGGCACTTGTTAAAAACTTGCGCCTGCTTGTGCGCAAAAATCCTTTTTTGCAACGCTCCATCATTACACCTTTAGTCTCGTGCCTCATTGGTAGCGGGATTGTAGTTAAAACCAAGCATAAAAAACTACAGAAAATCATCAAGGAATTTTGGAAGTGCAATGCGTACACCGCGCTTTATCTTGAAAAATTAGCTGGGTTGATGGTTACGGAGGGGGAATTGATACGCCCGATAGCTGTTGACCCGCAAACGGGCAGTATTCGCACAACTTACCTATATTCGGATACGGTTGACATTCGCTGGAGCGAAAACGACAATCGTTTGATGGATGCGATTATCTATTTTCAAAATACAAGTGGTGCAAGGAATACAGAAAATAAGCGTGAGTTTGTTCCTGTTTTGGCGATTACTGATAAAGACAGTTTAATGGCAGGCCGCGTTAAAAGTAAAACAGCCGAAGAAGAAAACGAGGAAGTAGCCAAGTCGCTAAAAGCTGGGAAGGTGGGAAATGTTGGGGGTGAACTTTGTTCGTATATTCAACTTAACGCCACTACGACCAGGCGTGGGTTGCCTCCTCTCTACTCTTTACTTGATTTTGGGCAGGATTTGGAGGAATTTGTCTACGGACGATTGAACCTGCTTAGGCTAATTTCTAGGTACTGGATTGATGTTTCGGTTGAAGGTGTGGACACCGATGTTGAGGAGATTGCTAAAAAGTATACCACAATTCCTAAATCGGGGACAGCGGATGTGCATAATTCAAAAGTTACGGTTGAAGGTAAGAAATTTGACCTCAATGGTGCTGACACAGAAAAAGATTTAACAACCTTCCTTAAAACCTTCGACATGACATCTTTAGTTCCATCTGAGGTGCTTTCGGGTACTAAACCCATTGAAGCTGGCAGTATGTTTTATAAGTATATGCTGTCGCTCCAGAATGGTTTTAAAGAAGCACTTGAAATTGATATTGACTGTTTGATTGCCGCTAAAAAGGCCGCTGGACTTTTACCAAAAGGCGATATTGCGGATTTATCTTACGACATAATCTTTCCTGAGATTTCAACAAAAGACATCGCTAAATTGGCTACTGCTGTTAACCAAATTTCTTTGGCGCTACTTGTTGGTGTGCAGAACAAATGGTTTACTAATGATGATGCCGCCGCCGCACTTTCTGAATCCATGAACATGCTACTTGATACGGAAATAGTTGCGCAGACGAATATTGATGCTGAACTTGAAGCAGAGGCGGAACAGCTTGCGGAAGATGAAAATGCACCAGTTGAGGAAGGTGGGGAGCAAACGCAACCTGGTGGTGGTTCACACCAGACGACTGGTAAATATAACTCAGCATCACCAAATAAGAGCGGCAATGCTTATGCTAGATTTACGGAGCAAGGCAGACGAATAAACAAGAATGTTAAAAACAAAGTGAGCAGGTCGTAATGGACTACAATGAGATTAATGCTGAATTGCTGTCCGAACTAGAAGCTCTTGACAACCACATTGTAAAGAACATTGAAAAATTGTTTAAGCAACTCACAGCCAAGCTTTTAGGTTTGTCTGCGCTTGCTGGTACTGGTGTGTTAATTCTTATCTATCGTGAATTGATAGATTCAATTAACGCTGAGATGCACATTTTTGAAAGTTTTTTGCAAAAGGATTTGGACAATTTTTTTAATAGGTACTGGGCGGTGGGAGAGCGTATGGCACAGAACACGATTAATGCAACCGGAGAGAATTTTACAGCCTACGGTGGAATGACGGGGGGACTTGACAAGCAAGCCGCATTGAATTATATTAACACTGTTGCATCAGGCGAAGTTTCTAAGCTTCGTAATCAGTTGTTGTTGGAAGCGCAAAAGGCCCTTCTTGGTGGGGAAGATGTTAGCAAAGTTATTCAAAATTTATCTAACATTACGAGGAATGGGCAGTTGCAGAATAGAATTATTTTGAAAATTACTTCTGAGTTGTTCGGTGTTGTGCAAGCCGCACAACAAGACCTGCTTCAAGCATTCCTGTCCCAATTCCCAAACGCAACTAAACTTCTACGAAAGACTTGGCATTGGTCGCAAGTGTCGCGCCTAAATCATGCCGCGATGGATGGTACTACAATTCCGTTTAAGGCGAAGTTTCATGTTCCAGGGAATCGTGGTGTGCCTCCAGCAGATATGGAAGGCCCGCATGATTTCTCGGCTCCGTTAGGGCAAACTTTAAATTGTAAGTGCCTTATGTCGGTCTCGGTTATAGGAGCCTCTAATGGCTAAAGTACGAACAACAAGAAAAATGTCGGATGAAGTGAAGCCCCCCGTGGATAATGAAAATCTGCCAGACCCAGAGACGCTTCAACCTGCGAAAGAACAAGAAGTAAAAAAGGAGGATGTTGTTGCGGCGCGAGAAACTTCGCCTGTGGTGGCAAAAGTAGCACCACAATTTAAACCAGAGGATTGGATTCCTTCTTTGGAGGAAGCGACTGGGGAGAATTTGGTCACAAAGTCTGGTGTAAAAGTAGCCGAGGATGGAAGAGAATATATTTTTGTTGTCACAGACCATGCGCATAAGTACCTTTTGCACAGCGATGGTTCTTACGCTTTGAATAACCCGATGGTTCTTCACTACTGCACTTTTAATACTTCAGAGCCAAAGGAGTAAGCATGCCTGGCTTCTGTAAAATAATCCCTCTTGACAAAGTAGACAGAAATTCCACTAAGCTGTTCTACACGGAAAGAGGCGATAAATTTCTAATGGGCGCTTTAGTCGGTGTGGACGCGCAAGTCCCGCTTGCTATTGAGTTCAGCGACCAAGCGGATAAGGCCGCATGCCAAGGCATTTGCCAAGCTTTTAACGGCGAGTATTTTGACAAAGTTGCGGCTTCCGTTTCTGTTGACCTTGATGTTGAAAAGGGCGTTAAGATTGGCGTGGATGAATTTATGCAACTCATCCAAAACGGTTTTAGTGCTGATAAGGAGTATAATGAAAAAGTAAAAATCGCTCTCGCATCTTTCGGGTTGGATGGGCCTAAGTATCGTGTGGTAATCGCCAAAGCTGGGCAGACCCTGAGGTATGTGGAAGGTAAACCCATTACTTTCTCGCCGGAGTCGTTAAAGAATGCGGTGCCTTTGTTTGAAAACACACCTCTCAGAGTTTACAAGACTGACTCCAATTTCTTCAACCATTTGGAAACAATTGACCCGGAACTAGCCATGCTTTTTCCTGCTGGTATGCCAGATGCTATGATTGGCACCCTCGTCAATGTTGTCTACAATGCTGAGACGGATTCGTTGGAGAGCGATGCGGTTATTGACCCTAGCACAAAGTTTGGCACTTTTTTCAATAACCTCCTACAGCAGGCCACCGTTGTATTAGGGGGTGTTGACAAGTTTTTAGGCCTATCCCTCGTTGCAGATGTTTTTTTAAATGTCCTTGGAAATGTGACACGAATTAGTAAGGTGGATGGGGTAGATGTTGTATCTATTCCCGCCGCTGGTGGTAAGTGGCTTAAAGCACTTCAAAGTGCGCAAATGGTGAATCATAAGGAGGATACAATGAAGGACATGCTTCTTAAGTTGCTGGCGAGGTTTTCGCCAGAGCTGTCTGCTGAAGCTCTTGCTGGCAAGACCGATGAGGAGTTGATTAAACTTCTTGAGAGTGCCATGGACAAGAAGCCCGTGACGAAAGTGTTGCCGTATGATGATACGGAACTCAAAGAGGCTCTTGACGGCGTGAAGGCTCAGATGGCGGCAAATGCGGCTGAGGCGAAGAAACAGGCCATGTTTTCTACGGCGAGTGACAAAATTAATGGCACTACGCTTCCAACCACTTCCAAAGATAAACTTGTTAAGTTGTTGAATAGCCTCAATTCTCTTGATGAGACCACGATTGACTCTTTGATTGCGGACGAAGTTAAGATGATTGATGCGCTGAAGTCCGACAAGGGGTTTGTTGGGCTTGGCACTCGTTTTTCTGCTGGGGAAACAAACCAAGAAAAGCTTGTGGAAGCTATTTCAGTTTCCTTCGGTATCACGGGCGCAAATGAAAAGAAAGTTGGCTCCCTCGGGCTGAAGGCGTTTTACCAGGAAATGACTGGTGACTTCCGTATGGAACAAAAGTTCCGGCAGGGGTTTGCCGCCATCTCCACCGCCGAGTTTACCAATTGTCTTGCCAATGTGATGAATAAGAGAATGCAACAGGCTTTCGGGAGTATGGATTATTCCGAGGCCGCTCTTATTTCCACCATCAAACCTGTCACCGATTTCCGTGACCAGACTGTTACCAATGTTGGTGGCTTCGGTATTTTCCCAACTGTTACGGAACTTCAAGCTTACCAGGAGGTCACGCACCCGACTGACTGGAAAACGACTTACGCTGTTCTCAAAAAGGGAGGCCTGTTGCCTATTTCGTGGGAGATGATTCTCAACGATGATGTGGGTCTTATCAATCGCCTCATCACGAATTTTGGCAAGGCTATTCGTAGGACGCATGGAGCGTATGTTTTCAATCTTATGACCTCCAATCCTACCATGTACGACTCCAATGCTCTTTTCATTGCTAACCCGCATGCGAACTATCTAACTACTGCGTTTGACCGTACCCAACTTCTCGCGGTTCGTACTGCCATGCAGAAGCAGACGGAGCCTGGGTCGCTCTTCAAGCTCGGCCTCAAGCCTAAGCACCTTTGGATTCCAGTTGACCTGGAAGCGTCTGCTTATGCCATTAACAAATCGGATTATACTGACGCGGCCCTGCAGTACACCGTGTTGACTGGTATGTTCGGTGCCACTGGTGAGAACATCCACACGGTTCCTTTCTTCACGGATGCGACTGATTGGTATGTGTCTGGTGATACCGCCGCTTGCGAGACGATTGAAATGGGCTATCTCAACGGTCGTCAGGAGCCTGAACTGTTCGTTCAGAACTCTCCTACGCAGGATTCGGTGTTCACGGACGACAAGATTACCTACAAGATTCGCTTCGTCTTTGGCGGCAATGTTGTTGAATGGCGCAATCTGTTCGGCAATGTTGTTAGTGGCTAATAACCTATTCCGTCTGCTGGGTGCGGGGAATCAGTAAACCCCCGCACCCAGGTTGAAGAAGAAAGGAGGAACCCGTGACCATTGCTTTGAAAGATATCCCTTCTGGTTCCCTCCCTGTGGTTATTCGTACTGCTGGGGACGCGGCGGAAGTAACTTCTGAACTGGCTGTATTTCACGCGACCCAAAAGTATAAAATACTCACGGCAGGGTTTGTTCCCGACACTGTTCTAACGGGTGCTAATTCAGATTACCGTTCCCTTTCCTTTAGAAATAAAGGTACTTCTGGCTCTGGTACAACCGCAATTAAGGCGGCTATTGATTTCACGAGCGGTATCAATGCCACCGCGTATGACTACAAAGAGCTTATTTCTGCTTCTGATGCTAAGACGATTGAAAATGGGGAGGTTGTTGGTTTTTACTCAAAGCACACAACCACAGGCACAGGGCTTGCTTGCCCCGCCGGCCTCATTATCATGTATCTTTGGCCCATTAGTGAATAAGGAGAATTCAGATGCCCATTAACCTCAAAGATATTCCCTCGGGTGTCCTGCCAGTATTTGTTCGGCATGCAGGCCTCGGTGCTACGGCAGACAGCGAGATTGCGGTCTTCTATGCTGATAAAGCATACAAGATTATAGCGGCGGGGTACCTGCCTGATGCGGCAATGTCTGGTGCTACCGCTACTGCGCGTTCTCTAGCGTTTATCAACAAAGGCACTGCTGGGGCGGGAACAACGGCAATCAAGACGGCGAAGGCATACACTGTTGGTGTTGACCTTGTGGCGTATGATTACGACGAACTAATTTCTGCATCAGACGCCAAGACAATTGCGGCTGGCGAGGTAGTTTCTTTCGCGGGCACGCATGCAAGTACCGGAACTGCCCTGCCTGCTGGAAGCGTTGTTTTGCTTCTTTGGCCGATTTCGGAGTAAGCGCGAGTTGCACAGGTTGGGGGTGGGCTTAGGCCCACCCTCCTCCGATAGGGGGTAAAGATGAGCTATACTGTTGGTGAGACAGTAACTTTTAACTTTCAGCTTTTTGATACGGCTGAACCCCCAAATCTAGTAAATGGTAAATTGCTTAGCGATTTAGTGAATCTTTCTTTGAAACTAGATGGAGTTACAGACGCTACAAATCTTCTCACAATGCAAGAATTAACAGTTGATGTTCTTGGTGTTCCAACACCAACCGGCGAGTATGTGATTTCTTTTACACCCATTTCCGGTGGGCACTATTCACTCCTATTTACAGAACCAAGCGGAACATTAGGGTATGTTCGTTCAGCAACTTTTGAAGTATTGCTGGCGGCTTCCGCAATCACAGTTATTTCTGACCTATATGACATTGTTGTTTCTCATTGTAAACTACAAACTAATATTCTCGTTGAGGCGGATTACAATGAGGCTATCTCGTCTGCAATCCTTGGCGCTTTCAGTCGCCTTTCGCCACTGAAAAAGACAAACACTTTTGCTTTTGATGGTGTTACTAAAATCTATCCGCTTGCCACGCCTATTCCTGCTGGTGGGACTATCATACCAAACTGGGTGCGAGGAATAAGCCGGTTTGATTCTATTGAATATCCAATTAATGAGATTCCACCAACAATTTTAATTGAAGGCGTTGACTACTTTTTAGTTGACACGGGCGATAACAGTCAGCAAGCTTTAAGATTTGTTAATCTTTATGCGGTTGGTGAAGTATCCCGTGTAACTTTTTACGCAATACACGCGGGAGATGGTTCTGATTTGAGTGAGTATGAAAAACGGCAGGTTGCATTTTTGGCGGCTGGTTACGCTCTTGAAAAAGCGGCGGCATATTATCTTAATTATAAAAATGCCGCTGTAGGCGATGCTGTGGCAGAGTTTCGTTCTCGTTCAGATGAATCGGCAACTCGGGCAAGGGAGTATATGGGATTGTTTTACTCATTTTGGGGTGGTGATGGAAAGACCATAGCCACATCGGCAAAAGATTGCAAACCCTACGCAGTAAGAAAAGACATCATTGAATGCCCAACTGAACCAACTCGCGTTCGTTTTACGCATAAGTACTAAAATGATAATTGTAGAGTATACTCCAAATTTTAAACAGTTCGCCAAACGAATACGGGGCATGGCTGGAACTGCCACTTTAGCTGGTGTAGCTAAAAAAGTGTTCTCAAACATTGGTACGAAGATGAAGCATACCATGTCGTTCAATTTCTCGGCTTTTACTGGGGCGACAAAGGGTGCTGTAATGATGAAATATGGTGGCTATAAATTGGAGGGGGACAATATTTTTACTGTAATGTCCGTGGGTATTCCAGCGGGGAAGCTACCACGGGACAAAGCATTTTTCCAAAATGCCGACCGCAGAACGGCGTACACAAAAAGTATACCATATAATGACCCTGATTTTCGTGCTTGGATTAAGGCGCATTTCGCATGTAAAAATGAAAAGCAAGTTACTACAACTGCTTTAATTATAGGTCGGCGTATTATGTCAATGCAGACGAAAAACAATCGTCCTGGTATGGGTAGAAAAGCTCTTGAAAAAGCTTATGAGGAAAGTAAGCCAGCAATCAACAGAGCTTGCTCAAACCTTTTGGATGAGTATATCAAAATGATGGCTGAAGATTCTCCAACGCGCCCAACTGGAGGTTTCTAATGGCTGGTGAGCCTGTAGGGTGGAATCTTTGGACAGCACCGGACGAGGCTAACACAGGCGCGTGGGCGTTAGACCCTACGCTTGCGGTGCCAAGTTGGACGCTAAAACGAGCTTTCCTCGATATGCTTAAATATGCAGACAATGCCGCACTTGTTCATGCCAATATGCGACTATTAACAGATGACAATGTGACGCAAGCTCTGCTAAGTCCACCCATTGCTGGAACTAATCCTGTACAGTATGGGCCAGTACATTGTTGGCAGGTTTCTTTAAAGACAATCAATGATAGTCAACTTTCGCAGGGGTTAAAGGGGTTTAACAAACGGCTGTATACTTTTTTGATTGTTGGCTTGCGGGGTGTGGCAGATGTTGGTACTCATGCCGGTAGTACAAATACACCGCCTTCTGAAATTGACCTTGAAAAAATTACTGGTGATATTTCTATTGCCGTTGCGCGGTATTATCGTATCCTTGTAAATTATTACGGGCAGTATTCAATTCACATTATTGATTTCCCAGTCTGGACGCTAGATTATCAGAATTTTGAAACTATGGGAAACCTTTTAGTTCATCGTGTGCGAGGTGAATTTGTAGTGGAGCTTGAATTTAGTCGCGACCCCAACGGTGGCCCGTTAGGTGGATAAGAAGGAGACGGAAAATGGCGTACAAGTACATCGGTGGAGCACCTAAAGGCATTGCGGGATTTCCGAAGGATGACTGGGTGTATCCTGACGAAATTATTACCGAACCTGCCCAGATTGAATTTATTGAGGGTATGAATGAGGTCAACCGCAATGAACTGTTTGAGAAGATTGACACGGGCATTTCTTACCCCATGCATGAGGAGGGCTAACAATGGCGTATATTCCTCCTGGCAGACAGTATGAGCAGAAGGAGTTTACTGTTGGTGTTGCTAAGGCTACTGCTTGGCATACTCCAGTAAGTGTTGCCAGCAAAATCCTTCAGTTTGTAGACAACATTGGTTTCGGTATCCAGGGTCCTGCCAGGCCCATAGATTCGGGTATCGGGCGTAAGTTTGGGAACCACAATCCCCCACTTGGGAAAATTGATGTTAAGGGTGACCTCGCTATGAGCGCCCTTACATACGGGCAAATGACAAGTTTGTTTGCCAACCCTTGCGGTAAGGATACTGTGACTGGCAACGGTAGTTCCACTCCGTACACCCACACGCTTTCTATTGAAGATACGCTGTACGGTAAGTTTTTAACGCTGGCGTATCTTTTCCGGGGTGGTGACACGGTTGAGTTCCCATCTGTAAAGTTTCACGGCTTTGAAATCACGGCAAATCCTGGCGAGGCCGCAAAGGGTAAGTTTAATGGTCTTGCTGATTTTGCGCTTACGAAGGTTGATGATTCAAGGGCTGGAGCTTGCACAACTAATACTTTTACGCCTACGGTTGCACCTAACTGGATTACAAATCAGTGGGTTGGATTTTATCTCATCGTGGATACTGGCAGTACAGCAGTGGGCACAGCATACCCAATTACTGCCAATTCCACGACTGCGATTACGGCTACTGGGATTGGTACAGTAGGTGCTGTTACCGCCGCGCACATTGGGCCTTACAATACTTCTGGCGCTGGTGGCACTTTTAATACGCTGTCTTTTGATGCCTTTGGAGACCGCATTCACTTTGATGACCTGCTTGTTCGCCTTGGTACGGCTGGTACAGGTTCCCTTACCTCTGCGGACGACTTCAACATTGGGCAGATTAAATTGGCGTTTGAGAGGCCGATGGTTGGAGACCACCGTTCCGCTAGTACAGGGCAAAACATCTTGTCTAAGCATGCTATTTGGGAGCCTCGGGACAGCAACATCTGCAAGTTGGATATTGAAATCCAGTTCCCCAACTACGATGCTCAGACCGAGTATCTGATGCGGCAGTGGATTAATACTGCTCCGCAGGCTCAGCGAATTGAACTTGTTTGGACTTCGCCAGTTGCAATTCCTGGTATTTCACCCGCCGCGTATTACTCTTTTAGTTGCATTATCCCGTCTGCGTTTATTGGTGGTTCTCCTGTGGTGATTCCTGCGCATGGCGGCGTTCCTGTTACGCTCAAGTATGAAGGAACTTTCTACACGGCGGCGGGCACTGACACAGCGCCTTATTTTGTTATTGTGAATGGTGAGTCTGGAGCAAGTATCTAATTTCATTCTATTGCAGGAGGAGAAAATGGGCATTAAGATTCTCAAATCGGCTAAAAGGGTCTTTTGTTATCTTCCATTTCCCAAAGAAGCGCCCGATGTTAAGATTTGGTATAATCGTCTTGACGACAAAAAGGTGCGTGAGATGCGCTCCTTGTACGGGCAGAATGTAATGAACAAGGCAACGGGGAAAATGGAATTTGAGATTACCGATGAAGAAGGTTTCAACAAGATGATGTTGGATGAAATCCTTAATACGGGTAAAGATGCGGAAGGCTTCTATACCGATGAAAAGCCTCCTGTACGCATCACTGACATTCAGGAAGTTTATCCTTTCATCAAAGGCGAACCTTGGCTTCTCGGTGACTTGGTTACTCGTGCGTTCGGAACGACTCCTGACGGTACACTTGAAAATCTGCTTATGGCGAAGCAGGTGGAGGAAGAATCAAAAAACTCCTAAGGCGGTGGTTGGGGTGGAAGGCCGTTTACGGCACCCTTGATTGCCGCACTTGCCATAAAGACAAGAAGGAGTTTGGCAGGTTACCAAAATGTGAAAGGGACGGGGTTATGTCTTGCCCCATATCGGCAGGCACAGCCCCGTCCCTAACGCCTGAACTTGCGGAGGTGGTGGATGTCTACAACATGCTCGCCCATCCACTCATCTCCCAAGTTTCAGCGTTGCAAGATATTGTTGTTTCAAATTTTGTGGCGCCTAAAACGCATGAAGGATTGGTTTACTTCTTGCGTATGCTAATTAGCTACCATGAGGTAAACTCAGATTTTTATGGGAATAAGCCACAAGATGTGAATGCTCCTTCGGAACCACCCAAGATGCATGCGATTAGCAAGGGGCGATAATGAGCGATAATACAAAAGACTTACTAATTCAAATAAAATCTAACACAGAGGGCGTTACTCCAGCCCTTATAAAGCTGTCGGAAGCTCTTGACAGGGTTGATAAAGCTCTTGAAAAAGTTGGCAAGCAATCTAAAAGTACATCAGACGAAACAGACAAAGCCGGTAAATCTTTAGACCGCTTCCATCGCCATGCTGTAAGTTCGGCTGGTTCTTGCACAACTTTTACGGATGTTTTGAAACTTGCTTCAAGCGAGATGGGTAAATTTTCATTCAACACCTGGATTGCATTTATGAATACTACCTTGTGGTCTGGTATGATTACAGGGGCCGTTGCAACTGTTAATAAGTTTGTTGAAACAGGAACCAAATTTGCAGAAATGGAAGCTGGTTTTAGAAATATTGCCGCCGCCGCTGGGGAAGTAAGCGATGTTATTCTTACCAAAGTTAAAGTATCTACAATGGGTTTGCTAACTACGGCAGAAATAATGAAATCGTGGAATACTGCTATTTCACTTGGCATTAAAACAAACTCTGATGGATTTGCTGTCATTACGGGCGCGGCAGTCAAGATGTCTAAAGTAATGGGTACTGATGTTACCTATGCTTTGAACTCGCTAAGCACGGGTCTTGCGCGGCAGTCCATACGAGTTTTGGATAATATTGGTGTGACTTTTAAGCAGGCGCAGGCATACGAATGGTATGCTAATGAGATTCATAAAACAGTAAAAGCTATGACTGCTGAAGAAAAACAAGCTGGGTTTGTAGCCTATGCTATTAAAATGCTTGAAGAGAATGCTAAAAAATCGGGGGATAGCATAACTTCTTTAGGGCAATCATTTAAACAATCTACTGTATTGCTTCAAGATGCTGTTGCGAAAACAATGGCATATGTTGTTACTTCAAACTCAGCGCAATCTGCTGGCGAGGGATTGCGTGATATGTTTAAAGAATTAAGTACAAAGATTTGGGAGAATCGTGAGCGGATAAGGGAAGTAGTAACTAATTTAGTTACTTTTGGTGAAAAAGTATTTTCTGCCGCTGGTTCAGTTGCAGAGTTTATCTTTAAATATCGTGATATGCTTATGCTACTTGCTGAAGTAGCTATCATAGCTAAGGTTGTTGCCACATTGCATACTTTAAAAATAGCTATTATGGCTGTGCATGAAGCGCAGATGGTACAAATGGCGGTATCTAGCCTTGCTAAAGCGGAGCAGGCTCAAATGGCGGCGGCGTTAACAAAGACATTCGCCGGTACTGGTACACTTGCAGGTGGGTTCCGGGCGTTAGGTGCATCTATGGCGGCGATGCTTTCCAATCCTATAACTTGGATTGCGGTTTTAGTTGCTTTGAGCGCCAAACTTATTATTGCTTCAATTAGTTGTAATGACCTTACTAAGTCGGCAAAAGATTTAAGTGATTTAAAGTTTGAACAAACAAATTTTGAGAGATGGATTGATGCGCTAGGCGCTAATGTTGATTTTCTTAAAACAAATATTATGAACCCTTCCAAATGGCATAAGATTTTTTTTGATGCGGGGAAGGCGGCTAATGATGGTTGGAATGCGGGCCAAAAAATTTCCGATACTTTAACACAGCAACATGTTGACAACCTTGTCGCCGCGCAAAAGTATGCTAATAAGTTTCAAATTGCCTTGACTAATGAAATGGGCACTTTAAAGGGGGTATCTGTTGGTCTTGACAAGGTGTTACAACATAGTTTTGAGGATTTAAGCACGGCTCCTGTTCCCGCAGAAGCCATTGGTGAATTTATAGACCGGATGCATAAAGAAACGATACGGCAACTCAGGGCTGGTCTTCCTGTTGGCGTTGGCCAAGATTTTATGCGTGGGGCGGTACAAAGTATTTTTGATATGCAGGAAGTAAAAAAAGAAAATCCAAAAACACCTACTCGTTCTGCTGAAGATATTTTGGGGCTTGACCTTAAAGGCCTTGAGCAGGCGTCTAATGCAATAAAAGAAATATTCAAAAAAACTGGCGGCGAAGGTATGTTATACGAAGCCGCTATGCACGGGTATGCATCTAAAGTGGAAGCTGATTTTAAGAAGTTTTTCCCCAACCTTGATGCGGCTGTGACCCCGTTAACGACAATGATTGAAAAGTTAAGCGAGGGATTTCATAAAAGCTTCGCACAAATTCCTAAAGATTTTGAAGATGTTTCTAAAAGTCTTACTGTCATTAAAACTGACTATTCCGAGTTTAAAAATGTTGCGGCTGGTTCATTAGACGACATACGGGAAAAAACAAAACTTTGGTCAACGGAAATTGGGGATGGTAAGATACCAATTAGTTTAGCCGAAATTACTAAAGCCATGAAAGATGATACATCGGCTGTTGAAGCTGAGTATAATGCATTTATCACATTGCTTATGCCTTATAAAGATACACCAGAAGCAATGAAACTTATTACTCAAGTGACTGAGGACCAAAGAAAAGCGATTGATGCAATTGGTGATTCTTATACAACAACAACGGATAGAATGACTGATTCACTTGCTAAAACAAAAACTGCATTTGAAAGTGCTATGACGGGCGGGGAAAAGTTGGTTGTTAAAGATGACCCAGCCGCGCAACTTGCGCTTTCTCTTGACTTGGCTAAAACGAAAATTGAAGAAACAGCGGGTGCGTATGCTAACTGGCAACTTGCTATGGGTGATTTTACTGGTGCTCAAGATACCATTTCTGCCGCAACAGATGAACTTGATAGGATGAGCAATAGCTGGGCTGGTGTTATTTCTAAAATAAACGAATCATCACCTATGCTTGCAAACTTTATGTTGGGTGTTACCTCTGGTTTTAAAAGCATGAGTGCTACAATGGCAGATATTGGTAAAGATGCTGTTGGTGCTCTTGCTGGGGGTTTCACCAAATTCTTTACTTCTGTAATTACTGGCACTAAGACGATTGGGCAAGCTTTTAAAGATTTGGGTAAAGCGTTACTTGCTTTTGTTGTTGAAGCTCTTGTGAAGATGGCGGCGCAATGGTTGCTTAACTTAATCATTGCGAAGTTGGTAGGCAAAGCTCAGCATGCCCAGGAACTTGGAACGAAGCCAGCCCAGCTAGGCGTCAACGCCGCCGCCTCAGTTGCCGCCATACCCTATGTAGGGTGGGCAATGGCTCCTGCTATTTTGGCCGCGTATACTGCAATGGGTGTTGCGGCGCTAGCTCCTGGTATGGCGGCAAAGACAGGTTGGTGGGAGATTCCTGGTGGGCCTGATATTCCAGTTCCCGCAACACTTCATGGTGGTGAGATGGTTGTTCAGCAACCGCAAGCTGAAAAGATTCGTGAATTTGTTGACAAAACAACTGGCGAAGGTGGACAGTCGCAGGTTGTTCATCTTAACTTTAATATAGGGAATGGCGGCGAACCTATTATCATGGCGGACAATGAGCAGATGGGTAAGTTCGCTGGAGCATTGGCTGGTCACATTACTCCCCATATTCAAAGGCATGTTAACCGTGGCACTAAACAATTAGATGCGTATAACTTGCGTTCATAGCTTGACCGTGCTATATTGTTTGTGAAGGGGGAAGCGTGGCTATCAACTTTGCAAATGACCTTCCGCTCTTAATCGCTGGGACTGAAGTCCCGGTAAATCCGTCCTTTGAAGATTGGGTGTCAGGTGCCCCGCGTGGCTGGACTGTTAGCGGAGTAACTGCTGAAACCACTTTAGTTTTTCCGTGCGGTGAGCGTTCTTGCGCCATTGCCAATGGCGGGAGTATCTCACAAACACTTTCACTTTCCTCATTCGGGTTTACTTCATTCCCAACTTGGGCGACTTCTTTTGGACTTGCAGTTTGCGCCCGTGGCGGAAATGCCACTATTTCAGTCAATGGAACTACAAAGGCAATGGTTAATGGTTCTGGATGGGGGCTTACCATCCAGGAAAATGCCGCTGTTGGAACTATCGGCATAACAAACTCCTCCGGTTCCACTTGTTATGTTGATTCAATTATGGCTGGTTTTCTTATTGACCTTGATGTTCCAATGAAAAATTGGAATCCGCAAGCTAAAATGAAAGGTAGCAAACGCGCCAGTTCCTACGGAACACACACAAACCTACTTAGTGATGCTTGGGATTTGAAAGCTGAACTTGTTTCTTTTGAATCCGCGTTAAAGATTAAACTAACTGGTTTTATTTCTTATGTGATGAAGGGCCACTATTACGCCGCCATCCTTGACCGTGCCGCCTCGGGCAATTATCAGGATGAGATTTTTCCATACCTGTATTTCAATTCTCAAGATGCACCAGATTTTAAATCAGGCGCGCCCAATGTGTTTGGCTTAAAGTTCAATGGTGAGGGTTGTTTGCCATGAAAATTTTTAGTCAAACCATCATTGATGCACTAGCAAAAGCGGCTTCAAAGGCCGTTATTGTCATTTACATTGACGGAGTTGGTTATTTTTCAAACGGTCCTGTTAAGAATGCTACCGTTGACATTAGGCGTTTGCTGTCTGGAACGATGCCTGGAGCCGAAGCATCGTTTGAGGAGCAAAAAGCTAATCTTGCTATGGGTGCCATTCAGTTTGACATAGATGATAATAATGGTGAAGCCGCTGGAATTCTTTTTAGCGGGGGGCAAAAGGATTGGTACAGACGCAAAGTCACCGTCTACATTTTGGATTCCAAT